TCTGGGTCAACAGGTGGTTCGTCTGGGTCAACAGGTGGTTCGTCTGGGTCAACAGGTGGTTCGTCTGGGTCAACAGGTGGTTCGTCTGGGTCAACAGGTGGTTCGTCTGGGTCAACAGGTGGTTCGTTTGGTGCTACAAGATCTTCTGGTACAGCAGGATTTTCTGGTACCTCTGGTGCCTCTGGTGCCTCTGGCGCACCTTCAGGTGCTGGTAGCGGTGCATCGGGTTCCGGTACAGGCGGTGCATCGGGAAGCGGTTCCGGTGCTGGAGCTGGGGGTTCAGGCTCAGGAGCACCGTCAGGTCCAGGCGCTGGTATTGGATCGGGTGCAGGTGGTTCAGGAGCAACTGGTACATCTACATCAGGTACTGGTAATGGTACATCTGGTAGTGGTAACGGTGCATCAATATCTGGAGCAACCACTGGTGGAGCAACAATAACATCAGGTAGTGGTAACGGTGCATCAATATCTGGAGCAACCACTGGTGGAGCAACAATAACATCAGGTCCGATCTCAACCACCGGCGGCGCAGGTACGAAGATAACAGGATCAATTCCAGGTATAAGCGGAAGTGGTTCAAATCCAGTAGCAACAGGCACATCTATTTCAGGTGCTGGGGCTGGAGCTAATGGTAAGTCTGCTATCGGCGCAAGCATATCGCTTGAAGCCTGAGGAGCAAGACTAGGCACGATGGGCATATCAGGTACAGGTGCAGGCGAAGGTGCCTGAGGAGCTGGTGCGGGTATAAAATCTACCGGCGGCGCAGAGGGCGCTTCAGGTACAGGTGCTGATAACGGTATATCTGGCAATGGAGCCGGAGCTTGTGGAGCTGGTGCCGATACAAGGGCATCCGGCGGCGCGAATAAACCTATTTCAGGAGGAGCAATAGCATCTGGCGGTGGTGCTATTTCAAATACTGGTGCTGCAGGTATTACATTTATTTGCGATGGTCTTTGCGTTGTCGTTTGTGGCGGTCTTGTAGTAGAAAAGCAAAGCTGATAACATTCTTGTATTGTAGCGGTACCACCTTGACTAGAGTATACACATGTAGGTGGTGTTCCGACACAAACCCATCCTCCTTTTGGAGGACTAGTTGTTATGCGAACAACCTTACCAGGTACATTTAGCGGTACTCTGCTCAAAACAGGTGTAGCTGATACATAATAGTAATCAGATCCCATGTATTTTTCAGTAAGCGCTCTCTTATTTGTAAACAACTCATCTACTTCTCCAAAATTAAATCGATCTACATTTGTTGGTGACTCTGTTAAAGTGCCTGCTATTTGTTTATCTACAATATCTTTTGTTGCAATAGTGAAGGCTTCTTGTATAAGAGTCCGATTATCTTTTAAAAATATGTCTATATTATAATCTCTATCCTGATCCCCATACCTTAGATTTGATGAAGGTCTATTCAAATACGAATTATCTGCATCATATAGCTCGTCAATACTAATATAGATGTTCTCAATGCTATCTAATGATAGGTTAGCTGATTTAAGATACGTAGCGATTTTTTCTTTTACAAGTGTTGAGACACCAATGTTAGAGCCTGAGACCTTAACGCGAGTGGACTGTAGTTTAAAATCTTCTCTTTTTTTGCTATAATAAACAGAAATATTTTTAATTTTTGTAGTAATAAACTGAAGAACGATATCTAAATCGTATGGGTCGCTAAAATCTATATTAGCAAGAAACCTATTTTCCGCTGATGTGTTTAAATCTACTGATATATCTTTGATAAAATCAGTATATGCCTTAACAATTAAAGAATTCGTAGTAGTTTCTTTTGATTGTTTAACCGCATTCCATTTAGTTATATAATCGTTATAAAAAGCAATTTGCCGTTCCGGTCGTATAATATTTGCAGTATGTCCAATAAACTCTAGTAGAGAAAAAGGTACCTGGTTATCGCCGACCGTAGATGTATTTTTGAATCTAGGATTTGTTATAGACTCAGGTACGGGGGGAAAGGCATTATAACTTACATTCATCCACTCTTATTTAGTTAGCGATAATGATAAATATAGAGTATTGAGTAATATATTTTCGTAAATACCACCTACTCTATATAAATCGTTATATGTTGTGTTAGCTTTCACAGAAGAAATATCTACATCTATAACGCCACCTATAGCGTTTCCGGCTATTTTATCGATGAAATGATAAAATGTATAATACTTTTCTAGATCTGTGGGTGTGAAATCACGTGGTAATACCAATGGCCAGCCCCATGTTTTGTTATAATTCTTAATATAGTATACACCCTCGGTAAATATTTCTTCTCCTGACTCTGTTGTTATACTTATACCATCTTGTAACGTGAGAGGTATATCGTTTATACCACCTATTCCACGTAAGGGTTGAAAAGTATTTAGTAGTGTGTATTTTCGACTAAACTTTTCATAAGCAACAATGTATTTACTTGTTAGTGGAAAGGTGATATAATTATCGATGTTTATCTGTGAACCTAAATTAATGCCATATTTACCTGTGCCGGGTTCACCAGCGTCGTCAAAATTTTGTATAAATTTGTTTTCTGTGCCAAAAAGCTTATGTTTGTTTATTGAGAGTAAGTTTATTAGTCGCTTAATTTGTGATGGGTAGCTTACAAGAGCACTATCAAAAATATTCAGTTCTGCATCTAACATTCTACCTATAGATTCAAGCTGAAAAATCTCTACAGTATCTATACTATTAATATTATCAGTAAAGTTAGAAATTCTTTCATATACCTTTTTACCTAACCCATCAATATCTATGGTATCGTTACCGAAAATTACCCCAATAAAGTTTTCAAAAAAAACATCTTTATCTATAAGAGGTTCCGCAATACCTAAGCTTCTTAGAGCAGCTCCCATATCGTAATTCTCGTTAATTTTGTTTAATGTATAATAATTTTTTGGGTATACAGTAAATAATGATGAGGTACCGGAAATAGTTCCAAAATCTGTAGAGTTGTTGTTTGTGGCTTGTATTTGAGCATATATCTGTACACCTGTTAATGGTGATGTAATACTATTAAACTGTACACAACCACGAAATGCGCACGCTTCACCATTTACGCTTGTAATCGTATCTTGCAGGCTGGTTATATAATAGTTTGTAATAACCTCATTATTTACACGTATAGAAATATCGTTAATAGAAATTGGTGTGTTGAAATTTTTAACAGTGTTATTATAGCTATCTTTTACTTTTACCACAAACGGTATCTTTGCACCTCCAAATTTGATAGGTGTTATATTAAAGGTATCTAGCGGAGAACTATCACCATCTATGCCGGTAGATGTTATAGATAGATGGCTAACATTTTGATTTTCAAAAACAACACCAGTAAGGGTTGTTTTTATTGTATTGCTTGAATTTGTTATTTCTCTATTAAAGGTTAAGGAAAAGTTATTATAGAGAGAATCATCCTTGTAGAAGACAGTTTGTGTACCGGAGTAGCCTAAAAGAATAGTACTTCTTGTCTGAGTCGGTGAAACAACTATCTCACCATCTTGTAAACTTCCATACACTCTATCAGCTGCAACGCTTAGAGTTCTAACTGGTGCTAAAATCTCAGTATTTTTTGTAGATAAGATAGTATATAAAGAGTGGTGTGGTAATAAGTGCGAATACTTATATTCTTTTTGAAAATACCACGGTGTATTAGACCCTGATACACTATAAACAATTGTGTTGGATTGCGATGTATAGGGTATAGTTTGTCTAACCGTGATAGGTACGGATAGACCACCGCTTGAGGAAGAGATTGTTTCCGCTGTGGTAGTAATGTTAAATGTATCTACAATAAAGTCTTTAATAATAATATCCTTATAAACTTCGCCTATTACCCCGTTATTAATACAATTATAATATATTAATTTAGCTCTATATATACCCGGGGATCTATAATAATAGATAGGCTCTTTTACTTCCGATGTATTGCCATCGCCGAAATCCCACACTATTTTTGTTTTTTCACCTACATACGACAGTGACCTGCTTGCAAACCTTAGGGGTGTAATAGATAGGTTATATGAAGATAATGTTGTAGTATTACCTTGATAATCCGTAACAGTAAAATCACCTCTATTGTTAAAAAAATCACTCATCTACTATTTCTATATAATTAATTAATGTTCGAGGATACATTAAATACGGAAACTTATAAAACGGTAAAGTTATATCTTGAGATACAACACGTATATCGTCGTTAGGATGTACAGGGCTCCATGCAATAAAAGAAATGCCATCGTATACAATATTTTCGTTTATATTTACAGTATAAATATTTTTTATACCTCTTATTCCTAAAATTTCTGCGCTCAGGTTTGTTATGGATATTTCTTGACCAAGCTTGTTATTATTTGGATTAAAAAAGTTGTTAATTATTGTTGCGATCTGACTTTTAAGGGTATCGCGTTGTACATAATTATTACGATCTCGTAGGATACGTAACTTACACGCGTCAGCAACATTGACAGTATAGTTTGCCCTGTTAGTAATACCTATTTTAAACGCAACATATACAGGATCGCGAGGAACAACCTCAACGCCAATAACTTTACTTTCGTCTGTTACATCAATAATTAAGTTTTTTAATGATGTCGACATAAAATCAGGAATTTCATTATCGTTAGCTAAGTTAAACGCTGGTACACAGAAAACATTTACATTGTTAAAATCGCAGCTATCAGCAAAATTTACTTGATTTAATAGTACTCTGTTTGTTTTAGTTGGATCAACACTAATTTTATAAAAATAATTAATATAGTCGAATAAAAACTCCTTGTTAGACGTAACATAAATTGAACTCACAATACCATTCAGCTCTTTTTCGAGAAATACTTTATAATCTCTCGCGGTAACCAGACGTAAATTTGATGAAACGATTGCAGGTACCCGCTCACGTATCATCTCTACAGTCTCTGCCTCGCCGATAGTAGTAGAATTAGCGGGGTTCGAAAAGGATATTAAGCTGCTTGTTAGAACATCGATAGGTGGCGGAGAGTTAATCGATTTAACATCATTATATATTGTTTCAAACAATTCAGTTGTATAGGTAAATAGTGACCCTCCTATACTGCCTCGAGACACTACACCAGCGGCCCCGTCGCTCAATAAATAGTATATATAAACCTCATCATTTTCTGATAGCTGCTTACCAAAAACACCATTACCAAATTTAACTTCATAATTACCATTTTCGTTTAATCTTAAATCGTAAACTCTATCACTACTACTTGCAAGGTACATGTTAGGCGCTTCATTATATTCGTAAAACTTGTTCGTGTTTGTCTCTTTAACATACACACTAATTGTTCCATTAGAAATAAATCGGCTATCACCTTCAACAATATTTTCTACAACAATAGGTAGTGTTTCAAACTCATCACCTGCTGCTATATAAACAGGATACTCTTGAACAGTGCCTTGATATAACACCACATTCTCATTTAACTCGTCTAAAATCTCCTCTTGACCAGTTTCAGTTTTAGAGAATTCATAGTCCTGGAGAAACGTATACTGTATATTATCTACCAAAAAATATGAATATTTACGTATTAAGTAACTATTATCAGCTATACCTGGACTTGCTATAGCTCTTATAGCACAGACAGAAGTCTGTTTGCCTGTTGGCTTATAACCGACAAGATTTACAATCTTATTCATGTTTTCGTATATTGATGCCTGTGTAAATGTAGACTCAGCAGCAGTATTATTAAGATAAAACAATAAAACATGATAAGAATATGCAATAATCTCAACTATTGAAGCAAGATTACTGCCCTCATACACCTGATCTGAAAACGTACCTTCATCCGTAAGTCTTTTTACGATAAAATCTTTGAGTGTGAGTGCATCAAAGGCAACATACGAGTCGCGCGATAAAGTGTAATCAGTAAATTTATTTGCTCCGTTTTTCATAATTTAGTAGTATCCTGTAGTCTTATTTAAATAATTTTTAATTGTTAATCCTGCAAGATGCAATGAAGGAACATCAATTTCAAGTGTAATTAAATATTGTTGATTGTCTGGGTCGGGAGAAACAGTAACATTTTTAACAACAACCCTTGGCTCAAATCTTGGTAGTTTAACTTGTATATCATTCTCAATAAAGTACGCTACATCTTCGTTAATACCTTCGAAAAGGTATCGTCGAAGATCAATTCCATAAGTAGGGTTGAGTATACGCTGACCTGGCGAAGTTAAAAAACAATTAGCGATGCTTGTTTTTACTGCTTCAATATCATACAAAACCTGTATATCACTTAACGGAACTGCCTGATTAATAACTTTGTTTAAGTAAACATCTGATGTAAGATCAAGCAATACATCCTTATACAAATAGTTTCTTTTTAAACTATTTTCCTGCTCCTTAGGTATAGAAATACTTGTTAGTTTCAAGCTCGCCACTCTATTATTTATTGTAGCTGTTAATGTATGTGTAACTCTTTTATAATCCCTCTATACAGTAAGTCAAACTCACTTACCTCGTGTACGTTTGTATGAAGCGCTCTAATATATTTCTTAGCTTTACCCACAGACTTAGAACACCCTACCTTTTTACCGGTATTCCTTTTATAAACGCATTTACCTTTTCTTATATAGGGCATAACTTACCAATTTTTACATGAGAAGTAGCGAGCTGTTCCGGGCTTAGCAGTTGAGCACTTGTGTCTCGCTCTAAAGGACTTGCGTCGCTTAGGGTTGGATTTTTTAATACGTAATTTAGGATCACCATAGTGAACGCGCTTGTATCCTGTTTTAGTCTTAACGCAGCGCATATATTTTTTATCTGATCTAGTAGAAGACTGCTGCCCAGTTGTTTTAGTACATCTTGCAGACTTTTCTAAAAGAATTTCTTCTACTAATAGGTCAAATTCCATATAAATATTTATGTTGGGTATAAATAATAGTATGGCTAAACAGAAAAAGTATATGACTCTCGCGGAGGCTTATCTTAGTAGATATCAACGCGGTGGCTTTCAAGTAGGTGATGTTTTCAAATTTAATGACAAATTTAAATCTTTAGATTGCTATAAAAGTCTCGGTCAAAACGTAAAAGATATGATCGATCAAATGATCGAAACAGGTCTTCATGTGAGAGTTGTAGGTATACGTGATTCAGGAATGCCAAGGTATCCAGGTAACCCACAGACATCATCAAATGATGTAGAACTTTCATTAGCTCTTGATAACGGCGGTGGTAGATATACACACTACATTAATCTCTCACCAGAAATGGGTCAGCCGGAGCCAAGTTACCCTAATTTACCGCCGATACCTGATGCTGTTGTGCGTAAGTCTAAAGTAAATATCAAACCAGAAGAGCTGGAAGATATAGATAGTACCACTAACAAGACTGATAGAGGTACTGGTGTATATATGGATACAGAAAGATCACTACCTACACAAAATACACAGATTCCTTCTACACCTGTGACACCATCTATGGAAGTTAATTCATATACTAAAGAATATATGAATGAACTTCAAAAATATTAAAGCCTTTCGAGATTAATCCAACAAGCAAAGCAGTTAATTTCTTTATCTAGAACAAACGCGCTTTTATAGAGATGATCGGCAATTACTGCGATCATCTCTTTCTTTTTGAGATCTTGTACAGGTTGACCATACAGATAATTAAGATAATCACGCATCAATGTATCGTAATCGCCATAGAATGAGTTTTCATTCTCAATAAGATACTTTCTTAGAGAAATAACATCCTTTTGCTCAATGGCGATATAGATTGCTTTGAGCAGCGCGCTATCTACGTTAATCGTAGTAATAGCTAGCGACCCGCTAATACAATTCTTCTGAATTTCGTTAATAGCTTTACGAAGATCAGGAAAGTTAACTTTAACTAGCTCTACAAACTTTTTTTTCTGACTGTCATCTATTTCAATACCTTCTTGTTTAAGAATATTGTAAATTCTCTTTACACCGTCTTCTAGTGTGGGCTTGATATCAAGAAACTGACATCTCGACTGTAGTGCAGGAATGATTTTATGTTTGTAATTAGCTGTAAGAATGAATCTAGTATACTTAGCAAACGACTCCATTGTATTACGAAGAGCTGCTTGTGCTTGACTTGTAAGCCCGTCGCATTCATCCAAAATAACTACCTTAACTTTACCGTCAAACGACTTGGTTTGAGAGAAATTAGTTACTTTGTGCCTAATAGTATCAATACCCGACTCGTCTGATGCATTAATATATAGAAAATTACACTTTAAAATATCATTTACAATGATTTTCGCTAGTGTAGTCTTGCCTGTACCAGGAGTACCTACAAAAAGAAGATTGGGAATCTCTTCTACAAAGCCTCGTACGATGTCTTTATTCCTTTCCGATAGGATAATATCGTCAAGAGTTTGAGGTCTATACTTTTCTACCCAAATTTTATTGAAATCCAACATATTATTTACCTGATGAACCAAAACCACTAGCGCCTCTATCGGATTCTACCGTGTCTCCCTCTGCAATTACAACATTATAGTTTTTGTATACTACAAACTGCGCTATTCTATCGCCAGATACAACCTCGTAGTCCGTATCAGTGTTGTTATAGAGCTTAATACCAGCATTTCCACGATAACCGCTATCAATAATGCCCGGGTGTGGTGAAATACCATGTTTAAATCCAAGACCTGATCGTCCTTCTACCTTCACCCAATAACCAGGTGTAATATAAGCGAAATCTAAACCAACATCAACAATACCACTGCCTCTAGCAGGGATAACCTTGCTTTCTACACAATAAACATCGAACCCGGTATCAGATTCATTGTTTTTAGTTGGTAGCTTTGCATTTAGGTTAGTTTTCTTAAATTTTAACGTAATATCGTTCATAAAATCATGATAATATTTGATATATAGAAATCAAGACTAAATATAGCGTATGGAAGAAGATTTAGATGTCGTAGTAAATGATATTATTACACAGCTTAAAGGTACAACAGCCTTAACTAAAAAAGAACCGATAGAGGAACTAGATAAGGAGAAGTTAGAAGAGTTTATTATTAAGAATTCAGGTAAGCTTATAACGAAAACACTAGATATAGTTGACGATGTACAGACATACATATCTTCTGCACCTGAAGCTAAAGATGTTACTGCTTTAGCAGAGCTATTGAAAGCAGCTTCTGCATCTATTGAAGCGCTTAATAAGGTTTATACTTCTATCGAAAAGAATAAAACCGTTAAAGAGGTTAAGCAGATGGATATAGATTCAAGAGAAAAAATAAATACACAAGACAACGCTACATTTCTTTTATCGCGTAAGGAAATTATGCAAGAGCTACTTGGAAAGAGTAAGTCTCAAGAACCGGAGATAATAGATGTTAATTGAGAATAATATTATCGTTTATGACCTAAGGTACCAGGAACAGTATGTAGTGTTTGCTTAAATCCTCCACTAGTAAGCGTAACTTGTTTGGCACGGCGCTTATTACTTTCATGAGGGTTACCGTGATAGTCAGTGCTTATAGTAGATGTAAAAAACTTATATTTAGTGCCTTTTTCGAGCCGGTTATTTGATATTTTGTGTATCTTTTGCTCGGTATGCCAATCAGCTTTATACTTTATTACACCTTTATGCCCAACGGCTTGTTGGCTATTTGATGCAAAAGGGTTATAGAGTTTAAAATATCTATACATTTCCCAGTCTATAGTAAATTGCCCTCCATTACGACAGTGCGTCGCCGCCGGCGAATTAAACGGTAAGAAGTATGCCCAGACATAACCATCACCGCCGATACATCTAACGCACGCACAACTCTCGCATCCAGGCCAGCCTTGATACACATTATCATCCTCTTTAGCGGTTGTCGGTCTACCAGTTTTCGTTTCATTTACAGGTGGCTCTGTAAAGGACGTCACATATGTTTTTAGTGCTGGTTTGGGTGATTTCCCGCCGAGAATAGGTTTTTCAAACTCTTTTACGGTAAGATCTGTATAGCGATTAACATCCGCAACCATGCGTTGACCGTGTGGTGTTTTTTGAAATGTATTAGTTCGCTCACCTGTTTGACGTTTAGTAAAGTTCTTTTCTACGAGTGGTAAGGTGTTATCTAACCTAAGACTTCCGAAGATGTTCTGATAAAACATACCACGTGTTGCAGTACGTAAATTATGTATCATGTTATACATAAAGGGAGGTAATTTGGTCTGCGTTACAATATTTTCGTCGTTTACTTTTGTTGTATAGTCATATATTGGTGTACTCAAATAAGATCTATTATTTATATCACCTGTTATACCACACAAACTAGAATGGTGGCGCCAAAATATTTCTGCGTTATATACTCTCTGCAATCCATACGCTCTAAACGGTCCGTTTAAGGTGTGGTTTTTATAATAAAAAACAGAACTTGGCGGCACTCCAGTACCTACAGATCCTTCATACGCTATAAAAAATTGCTTAAGACGGTCGACACCAAAGCTATACGCGTGCCGGTACTTTTCCATTAAGACTTCATCATACCAACTAGCTTTTGTAGTGCCTGTAGGGCTTGTTAAGCGCTTATTATAGTAGTGGGTGTTCCATAAATGAGACCGTAGAGGGTCTTCTAAATTACCACGACTATGTACCACCGCGCGCTCGATACCTATTCTAGGATTCATAAAAGTATTTATATCAATTTAATTATTTAACCTTACGACGACTATCTGTATCTATATAACTTGGTCCGGCGTATGTTTTTGAGCAAAAAATTTCGTTTCTATAGGTATTTTGTAGCTTAAGATGTCTAACACCCGTAATAAACCATCTACCTAACGCAATTTCATCACCTTTTGATTTATCGTTTTTGGATTTATATATATCTAAAAACGTACCAGGTTCACGACCAATATCTCCAACAACATTTATATTCATTTGTTGGTTATAGAAGGCAAAGTTACACACCATATCAGCAACAGTAATATTAATATTATGCCCAAACTCAAAAGGCAGCCGAACAATTTTAAATTCTTTAGTTTTTTTGTAATCAGTTAAATTTAAATGTTGCTTTACTTTACCTGATATAGCAGAAAACACATCTACAAACTTTTTTTTCCAAGCTTTACGAACTGAATCAATTAAAACCTTTCTAATTCGCGACGATCCATAAATGTGATCATATCCTACAACCAATGCGTTCATAAAATGGGTATTTGAAATAGCTGTACCAGGCACGGTAGTGTTTGTACTTACGACATTGTTTATATATACTTTTGTGGGAGCTCCTGAGTCAGGTGGGTTGTTAGGATTTACTGTGACATTCGATACGAGATCACCACTATGAAATGCTTCATAAACAAGCTTATTACTTTTTGCAAAAAAATCTTTTGAAAGTGTTAGTAATTGATACTCGCCCGTATTCCTATCAAGCCTCAAAAACCCCTTTACCGGTAGGTCTCCATCTATATAATAATAATATTTTAATAAATAAAAGATAATATCTAGATACCTAAAAGGCATGGTTGGAATGATTGATTCAGGGAACCCGCTAATGGTAAAATTTCCAGGCTCAAAAAGCTCACCTGTTTTAAACGGTAAGTCAAAACTTAAAATTTCCTTTATTATATCACCAGCTTTTCCAAAATACTGTTTTTCGTACGGAAACAATTCACGCATTATGCTCTCATCTGTGTGTATAAATGTATATGTTTTGCGGTTCTTTGCTTGTGTACCGTCATCAATATAGTTAAATTCTTCAACTATAGTAAATGTTTGTTCAATTATTTTTTCTTTACCTGTAATCGCGTTCGTGTCTTTTGTGTTAGGTTTTAATTTAATAAATATTTTATCTGTACCGTCACCTCTAAACACAAAGTCACTTTCTATATAATTATAGCTGTTTGTAAGGGTAATAGAGCCGTTCATGAACGGGTTAAAAAGACTATCTTCTAGTTCTAAAGCGATAACCGCAGAATCGTTAAAGGACATTGATCCTGAGTCGTTTGATACTCTATATTCGTAAATATACGATATACCGTTTATTATTGTAATGTTAGTAGTGTCTGCCATTAAAGATAGTTAATTTTGTTATTTCAGCAAAAACAGCTTGGAGAAACTCTCGCTTAATGTATTTAAGCTCTGTACTACCTGGTATAATAAAAATATCTTTACCAATTTCTTTACTATTTAAGAAATATATAAGCCACCACAGGCGAATATCATCGTATATATTATGAGAGATGATGGTTAAAGGCATCGGAACAGACGTCTTGTACACACCTAAAACAGATGTGTCAATATTCTCAGGTAACGAGATACGTTTTAATATATTATAAAAATAAAAAGTTTTATCGTTGTTCTCCGTAATATAAATTTTAAAGATACGCTCATAATGTTCTAGATCTAATGAAGATAAATCTACTATGTTATTCTGATATTCACCTAATATATTCATAATATTAATACATTGTCTCGTAATTATTTGGTTCGGTGTACAGTGATGTGAATGTTAGGGCAACCCGATAACCCTCAGGAATTATAACATTATTTTTCATCTCTCTACGACCGAGCATACTTATATTTACACCACACGAAGCCCATCGTATATATCTATAACCTGGAATTTGAACCGACCATAATACAGGTGGTGTAGCTATTGTACTACTTCCGCGGTTAAATCTATTCTCTGTAATTAACTTTTTTATAACTTCGTAATTTTTTTGTGCGTCTGCTTCATTATATGTATTTATTAATGTAAATTCAATAGTAGCAGCGTTATCGGAAGCGCCATATGTGTAGAATTTAGGCGGTTCAAAAAGAGCACCGGGTTTACCAAAAACTAGTGCACCTGTTTGACCGATAGTATCTGCGACATTATCGAGAAGCTCTTTACCTTGCCCTACCCATCTCGATCCAGCAGCCTGCGATCCATTCGTCGAACCAACATAGGTATCGCCCCACTCGTTATTAAAACTTCTAACTTCATCTGTAAAAAATGGAAAAATCCATATATCACCAAAACCAGCACTACTGTGTAAATTTTCATAATATTGAGTGCCAGATGTCGAGGCTACGGTTTGATAGCCTTTGAGAGCGTTTAATATTTGATTGTCTGACACGCGATGAGTTCTGCACTTTATCCTCGGTGCGTTATTTCGTGCATTAGCTGACGCTGTCGTCCAGGCATAGTCTCTTAAGATATCGTACATATTAAATGGTATTTGGTGTTAAGTTGTATGGAGATTGATAAAAGGCGGTTTTGCTATCTAACCGACTAGTACTAAAAGCATTATTAAAGTTTGATTGAGTGGAAGAACCTTCACCAGCTTGAACTACAACAGGTGCAGGCTGTTTTTTAAGAACTTGTAATTGTTGTTTCGCGGTATTTAGTAAATCTACAAGAATATTATTTTGTTTAATAATAAGTTCATTCTGTTCTTTAAGGTTAAGTTGATTTTTTCGATCTTCTTTTGAAGCAGTTGATAACATTTGTGATGTATCAGTATACGGTGTAATACTTGTAGGGTGTATAGTAGATATCGTTTCAGGTTTAATTGTCGTAGATGTTGGTTCTACTTTAACTGTAGACTTGGCCTGGTCTATTATCGTTTCTGGCTTAATTGTTGTAGAAATAGGTTCTACGCTAATCTTAGACTTAGCCTGGTCTATTATCGTTT